TTCACGATTTTTTCAAGAAGCCTACCAGCACGAGTCTACTTCGTCATATCTACTTGAGCGACAAGTATAAGAACGTACCTGCCTTGAAAGATATGAAAGAGACAGCTGCGGCCATGGGCCATTCAGTTCAAGAAGCGTTGAACTATGTGAAGAAGTAGAGTATCAATGAAAGACACTATGACGAACCTTCCCACCATGACGTTTGGATGGCATTGCTTCTTCTTCATGAAGAGTGTTCATGGAAGCACGCGCAGCCGAAGAAGCTCGTTTCGTAAGGGAGATGGCTTCACCGTGGGCGGAACTCTTTGCTTGACTCGGTGAGTAGAATTCCTCGTCACGTGCAATAGATGGAGAACGCGCACGTCGTGCAATAGATGGAGACCTATAACGCGACCGACCTCGAACCGGAGTCGAGATATCAGCAAAGCCATACGCTGGACTCGGAGGTATGGTCGCGTGGACTACACTACCAATACCCAGTTGACGAGCCATTTCTGTATTACGAGATGGAGCAGCTTGACCTCTTAAGGGGAAAAAGTCAGAGGGTTTGGCTGCGGTGGTTTGACGGTCCACGGGAGCGGGTATGTTGTCACGTCCAGTGACCTTGAAATAATTCACACTTGCTTTCGCGTAATCTTCCAACGGCGGAGGGCTATACTCTTGTTTTACCAACGATTCAGGTGCATTGGAAAAGACACCTCCTTGATGTTCACCAAACGGGGTGGGGATGGCCCGCTGAGCTTTACTCGATACGGGTTCAATTCCGGACCGGTTCTCGTTTTGAGCAAACGTGGGGACTCCGACCGTGTTAGGTCGTTCGACTTTCACAGGGTCAGTGGGAATTCGGTCCACCGAGGCTGAAAAAGAACGAGGTGCCGACATACGGAAATAGCTCGTTGAATTGGGAATAGCATACTGGGAGTCTCGCAACGCCTTTGGAGCGTTCGCCATGACACGACGCGGAGCCTGAAACTGCTTCCGCTTGTTCATCTTCTCGTACGCTCCCCCGATGTTAATCTTGATGATGTTCTGGTTGGTGATGGGCTTGGAGTGGCTTTTACGCGTCGACTTGCGTTTGGCGCGACGTCGCTTCCCGCCCTTCTTCATCCCGTGTTCCAGATCATAGAACGGATAGATGTCCGGTTTGACGTAATGTTGGGCCTTTAGCATTTTACTCAATACGAAAGAAATTAGTTTTTTTACTTTACATACGCGATGGGGTCGAACTTTCGATAGAATTTGGCGGGATGGTGATACAGGTTGATATGAAGGAAACTATACTCTTCTTTGGTCGCGTACTCATACAGGGCTCGCAACGCCTCTTCATCCATGCTCATTTCTTCTATGAAAGAAGAGAGTTCTTTCTTATTGTCCGAACGAAAGATGCTGATTAAGTCGAGGTTTGACCGAATCAAGGTCGGTAAGAACGTATTCCATTTTTGCAAAAGGTAGATGTTTGTGATGTTCCGATGTCGGTTCTGGGTAGCCAGCTCATTTATCATCCGGTTTTGTTTGGACTTGAGGAGATGGATGCAATCGTCGTACACAATGCAGTACGCTGGGCTTCCTTTTTTTTTATCCGTCTTCCATTGCTTCTTATGCTCATCAATCTTCTCGAGTATGTTGTCCAGGACCTCGGGCGACAGCGTATCGTAGTACTGGTCCCCGATGTCTTCAATCAGGTCGGACACCTTCGGGTCGTTCTTTGCCGTTGGACTGATGAAAAAGATAAGGTTAAAGTGTTTGTACCACGGACTCTCTTTCTTAAGAAGTAGGTTTAGAAGAAGACTTGTTTTCCCCATCCCCTTCTTTGCGAAAATACCATAGTTGCACGGCTTCATGGGCAGTGGGGTATTCTCTTTGCATATCTGGTTATCGAACGGGACCAACGCCTTGGTGAGTTCACTCATTTCTTACTCTCCCTCAAGATTTAATTTCTTGCGATATAAAACTAATTTTTGTAACTGTCTCTCCTTCTCTTGTAACAACTTTTCCCGTTCCTCGTCCACCGTCAAGGCATCGGGTTTCACCGAGAGCGGGAGGAACGCCGTTCTCGCTTCATAGTCGGGACGCAGGACCTCTCGTATCGTAAACGAAAACGACCATGGAATCAACTGGAGATTGATGGGGGTGTAACTGAGATTGTCCGTCAAGTAGAAGTTGATGGTCTGGATTGAATTGTCAACAATGTATATCGGCTCTGATGCCTGGAAGAAATTAACCCAGGTCGATTGACTCGTCGTGATCGGGACCTTGTAGACTATGTCGGACACGTCATCCTTCAGTACGATGAACTCACGATTACGAAACTGTTTCAAGCTGGACCGAACCAAGAGATAATTGACGGGGTTCAGGACGCACGGCTGGGTACTGCTCCCCACGACGGGTCCGATGGCCGACATCCCGACTTGGGTGGGTGTGATCGTATTAATTCCAAAAAAACCGGCTGTCAGTGGGTTCGGGCTGGATTGGAAGTTGAGACTGATGGCACACGAAGCCGGTCCCGTGAGTCCAAACGACATGTACCCTGTGTTGGGGTTGTAAGTGAACACGAATACAGGCGTGAACGGGAAGTGGGAGGGTGACTGGGCTGCAATGGTAAGCTGCGTGCTGAGTTCTGTCAGCAAGGTATAAGGTGTGTAGTTCCCCTGCGTCAAGGTGATGTTGGTCGTCCACCCGTTTGATCCGTTTTGAAACGTACAGTTGATGACGTTCAGCGAGTTTGTGGAATTGACTTGATAGAACGTGAACGGGATTTGGACCGAATTAAAGATGATTTGGAATTGGCCGCCACGGGCAAGCAGGTTGATGACCTGGCTGAAATTTAAATTCAGATTTGTGTTTGACCCCGTACTTCGCTGGGATGAATTGACGTGGAACGTATACGTCATCACCTCTCGTTCGGTGTAATTATTTGGCATCCGGCTCGTTACCTGAAGTCGAGATTTTTTTTTCTTCCTTGCTCAATAAAACAGGTTCAAACGGAGTGACACAACGGTATTGTTCATACCCTTCGATTTCCTCCTCGAGTTTAAGGCACGACAATATCTTATCCTTGTTCAGCGCTTCTCCCGCCTCCTTGAGACTCGCTCCGGCATAATATCTCATGTTTATCCCAGCGCCCGACATTTTATATAAACCAAGATTTAAATAAAAAATAAAAAAAACTATGGGCGGTTCCGTCCGCCCACACCGGCACTACGTGAATATTACTTTGTACGATTTTGATAGATAATTATCAAAATTAAGACCACTATGAATTGTCGTGAGGGGGCGAAACCCCTCTATTTCCCCAACGGTAATCGAATCCCGTGTTTCAAAAGGTACGTCTCCACCTGCTTGGCGTGGGCCTTGTTCACCACGAGCTCGTTCGGCATCACCACCGTCTTCCCCAGCTGAGTCATGCGATGCTGTTTCTGACCTGTGATAAGTCCGTGGTAGCCATCCATGATTCCAGATTTCATTACCGGAACTGGAACCACCAGCGAACCATACTCCAACCAACTCGAGATGGTATCGTCTTTCTTGTTCTTGATTCGAGGGTCGTCCTTGATGATTCCTCCAGCCGACAAGTTTCGCGGGCGACTATTAAAGATACTGACACGTTGACCATGCCCATTATAGTAATGCATTTTTAATATTGAAAAGATAATAAAATCATGCCCTATAAAATCATCGCCCATGGAAACGCTTACCAAGTTATCAACGCGGATACCGGGATTGTCCACGCTAAACACACCACGCTAAATAAAGCTAAGGCTCAAGTCCGCCTGTTGCTCGCGCGCGAACGCCCTCCGAAGCACCTCCATTAAATGTGGATCGGATTCATGAGGCGGCTCTGGAAATCTCCTCTGCAACTTGCGGACACGCTTCATCTCCATCATCTCATCATCCTCCCTGTTCTCACGCACCCATTTCATGATGCGGTACATTTGGGCTTCATCCGCAGTTTTCTCCTCCTGTGTCATCTCACAAGCGGGCTTGATGGATTTATGGTACCGTGTCTGGTTGCGTTTCAAGACCTTGTCGTAAAACTCAGGGTCAGTTTCCTTTTTCTTATGATAGTAGGTCCTGTTCTTGGTCTTGATACGCTCCCGGTTCTTTTCATAATGGTTCTGATTCGACATCTCTAGGATTACACGATATTTTAATTTATAATTATAAAATTCATCTAGAATAAGAAACAATGTCGCTCGACGGCATCACGAGCACGTTTATACCCTACAGTGTCAACGGGCTTCAAACCATCGATGCTTCCGTCATCTATGATAACGGTGTTCAACTCCAGCCTAGCACCTACGTCACCTACACGGGCTCCACTGCTCAAGTCGACCTCAACAATCAAAACCTCGTAGATGTCAATACGTTCTCTTCCCTCAATGCAAACGTCGGGTCTGCGTACGCCCTCTACGCCTACAACGTATCGGCTGGTACACCCACCCAGGCTACCATCATCCTCACCAACCCCCCTCAAAACCCGTTCGCGGTAGGCAACACGGTCACTATCGTCGGTTCGAGCATCTCAGCCCTCAATCTCTCGTACACGGTCAATTCAAACAATACCGCGGGTGGAACGTTTGTTGTGAATAACGCTGCTGGTTTGGGGGTCGGAAATAACTATCCTACCAACGCGACCATGTACTTGAACGGGACGGGGACTTTCAATACGGTAACGAGCAACATCAGTGGAACGGAAACAGTGTCGACACTCGCCGTGACGGTGAAAGCCACAGCACCCACCCCTGTCACAACGGACAATTCGACCAATGTCGCTACCACGGCCTACGTCCAGGCTCAAGGGTATGTGAGCTTGAGTAACGCGATCGAGCGCACGGGTCCGTCGACCAACTGTTCACCACAAATCCTCCTGTCAGGGGGAGGCGCATTTCAAATCGAGAGCGCGGCGGGAGGGACCTACTTTGCTGTGACAGCGGGAACGACACAATCCAATCAAGCTGTGGTGATCTCTAACGGTGTTGGACCTCCTTCGTTAGGCGTTCAAGGAACGAACGATGCACTTACGCTATACGCCGGAACAACAACAGTTTACCCTTATGCGATCGGTATTGATTCAAACACCATGTGGTTCAATACAGGGGGTACTTACAATATAGGGACGACTGGTTATAAATGGTACAATGCGGGTGTTCTACATATGACCTTAGCAGGCAACGGGTACCTAGGGCTGGGAGGGTTCAATCCGAGCTCTTACGCGCTTGGCATCACGGACACGAACGAGAAAGTCGTCCAAGTGTCACGGTCGGGTGGTGCGGCAGGGTATGGGGTTGTAACAGTGTACTGCATCAACGGTATTGAATACGGGAAAATGGGAGGAGGCTGGAAAACGGGAACATCCTCGGTGACTACAGGGTTCGTTTACTTTGACGCTATCAGGTCAGGTTCCTTTCCTTCGTCGGGAAGCTCTTCCAATGCTCTCTTTTACGCTGATTGGTCTAGCGGAGCAGGGTTCAATGTGAATTTGGGGATTGGGACTACAACACCAAGTGCTCAACTGACTCTTGCTGGAGGTGCCACTAGTGCTGTATTCCAAATTGATAACGGTAATTGGTTTACTGCAAAGAACGCTTCAGGTGTTGCTGAAAACTATTTATGGCCACGATGGGTCGACAATATTACGTATTTCAACTTTGGTTCAGGCGGGTTTAATATTCGAAACAATTCAAGCGCACAGGTCATGTGGATGTCTAATAGCGGGTACGTAGGTATAGGAACAACTTCTCCAGCGTACAATCTTGATATTGCAGGTCAATGTCGCGTCGCGAACGGTGATTCGTCCTACTACATATCGGGTCCCAACTCTAGCGGTGTTTATCTCTATACTGGGTCATCCGCGACGACTTCAAAGAACGCATCTCTTGTTTCTCAAGTGATTACCACGAACGGGAACCTCCATATAGACTGCTCGCAGGATGGTTCCCGTGCTATCTATCTCAATTATTTCAACGCTGCTGCAAGCGCAGGTGGAGGAATCCAAGGCTGGGGTCCATGGACTCACAACGGGTATATTAACCAAAACGCAAATTACGGAAACATCGTTTGCGCATACAACGGTGTTATCGCCATCCAAGGACAATTCCAAATGTTCTTATATCAATACCAAGGGGCTTGGGGTGGTGGATGGTCGGCAGGTTCGTTCTCTAAAGCGTCCTCACAAAGCGCGATTCGTGTTACGGGACAATGCTCGTATTATGTGAGTGCATATTCGTTTGTGTACATTACAATGCGACTTTATTCGACCGGGACAGGGTCGTATTACTATTATTACACCGCTGCGGCTACAAACGTGACTAATAACCATACAACATTCCCTCTTACGTTCTTAGCCACCGGAGTTCCTTCTGGAACCATTTCCGTTTATTTCTATCTTTCGGGTGGCTCTTTTGTCACTGATACGAATGACACGATATATTCTATCATTGAAGTATTTCCTAATTAAAATGTCTACTAAGCATTAAAATGGACATCCCCCCGTGTCCGAACAATAGCAATGCTCCATTACCCGCAGTAACCATTAAAATGGACATCTCCAACCCTGTACACCCGTGTCCGAACAATAGCAATGCTCCATTACCTGACCCGGTAACCATTAAAGATGACCCTATGTTGGGTCATCATGGCCAGTCATTTGCTGTATGTGACCTTCCTGTAGAAGAACGAATCAAGTATCTTCAACACAACCAAGACCCTAATCATCCTCATTGGACCCAAACCGATTTTACGTGCAATTGTCAGGAGAAGGCGAAGGCAAAGGAAGCTGAAATCGCACAACAAGCGTTGACCATTGCTTCACTCAATACAACCTCTACACAACAAGCGTTGACCATTGCTTCACTTCAATCAACATCCTCCAAACAAGCCAAGACGATGTCGGACCAAGCCAAGACGATTTCGGACCAAGCCAAGACGATGTCGGACCAAGCCAAGACGATGTCGGACCAAGCCAAGACCATCGGAGGGATGAACACGACCGTGGCTCAACAACAGGCCAATATCGACACGTTGACAGCACACGTCACCACGCTGACCAACACACTGAACGACCTGATGAAAAAATTAAATCTCGCATAAGATTAAAATGTCTATCAATCTACCTGCTGTTATTGGAGCTGTGAGCAGTGCTATCAACGCTCCTCCTCTAGCCACCCCTCT